TTTTGCATATCTAATAACGCTATTTACGTCAGCGGTGACGATTAATGGATTATAACACAAGTTTTATATACCTAGAGTATTTGAAAAACGTCTTCTGAGTTCTTCATAACTAGACATACGCAAAACTTCGTCATAAGCTAAAATCTTTCCAGATATTTGCTGGACTTGCTCAGATGTAGCTGAGTTTAATTCACCTATTGCATCTTCTCGCATTTGGTGAACATTATGAATAAATGCACCGAAACTTTCGTGGTGCTTTAATGTATTTACGGATTCTTCTAATGTCATAAATTATCTACCGAGCAAGTTTATATCATCTTGCACTAGTGGTAAGCCACCTAGGATTTCAGTATTGGCACCTGGGTATGCTAATGATTCTGTTCCAAAAATTTCAAATGGTTTTTCGGAAAGCATTGGTTTACTTACTGCATTATCAATTACGTCATAACCCTGTGGTCTTTCGTCAGTAATTGACTTAGTGTGCATACCCTTATTAATATTAAATCTAATAGGATCTTGTGCGTTTCCAAAATTATAAGTAACGTCAGTCAAAGAATCTTCTGTCTGAGATGGTAGTACTGAATAATCAGTTATTTGAGGTAACCCTAAGTCCTCAGCAGCAAAGTTGTACATATCTCTTCTGCGATTAATCAAACCTCTTACTACCTTTGATTCATCATTAGCGTCTGGATCATTTGCAGAAATAATATCTAAGGAGTTTCTCAAAGCACTTGGGTAGTCTTTATTTTCAAGAGATTCTCTGAAGTCATTGAATAAGGTACCAGCGTTGTACATTATGTCAGATGCTGCTATTTTCATAGAGTCTGGCATATTGTCAAAATCTAGCTTGTCATTTTTCTTCATTAACCCTACGTTGTGATTAATGATCATCTTAGCCAACTTCCTGTCGTCCTTTGTTCTTGAAGCAATTTCTTTTAAGGGTTCTGGGATTAAGGTAATTCCGTAACCCCTAGTCTTTGTTTTTGCTTCTATAGATTCGTCGGTGCCTTTTTCACCTTCACTAGCCTTTAGCTTATCTAAGTGAACATCAACCCAAGACTGAGCTGGTTGCTGGGTTCCAAGTAAATCCATACTACTGTTCCATTCCTTGGGTCTGCACGTCTCCAACAGAAGCAGCACTAGTACCAAACTGGCCATTCTGAGTCGCATTAACTTGCTGCATTTGAGCAAATTGATATTGCTGTTGGTATTTCTGAAGCCTTTCAGCAAAACCTTGATCAGTTTGCAACCTTTGTGCAATATCTGGTTGTTGGACATATTGTTCTATTATTTGCAATGCTACTTGACCAGCATTAGGTCTAGCTGGTACCTCTATACCCGCATGAATTTTAGTTAAATCATCTGTAATATCTTTAAGGGCTTTTTCTTGAGCTACCTCAGTAGGTTGTAATACTGCATCAGCAAGTATAGGATCAATGCTACCAGCAAGGACATCCAATAAAGTATCTACATTAATACGCCCATTTCTATCAAGCTGCATAAGCTGAACCATTTGTTTTAGTTTATTTTCTTGAGTATCTGGGTCTGTATTAAGCACATCGTAAGTTACTACAATATCAAAACTCTCATCTGGGTCACCCTTAGAAAACTCCATTGGATCTGGAACACCAGTAACTCTAAAGAACATTTGGTCTGGCCCAAATCTCTGGAAGCATCTATATGACATACGCAAAACTTCAGATGCATGATGTAAGAATTTATCTACAAAGAACTGTTTTCTTACACCAGATATTTGACTATCCTCATCAAGTCCCATTATGCGGTCTGCTTGCGCTTGTAAAGTAGTCTCTATTTCTATAGAGGCTTGAACATCTTCCATGTTCGGAGTATCCGCAAAATGAATCTCATCCTTACGTCTGTAAGGTATAAATCTTCCTGGCCCCCAGTCAGAAGGTGCTTGACCTACTGGGTGCATTATAGGAGGTAGTGTAGCTATACTAGCTCTGTCAATACGAGAGTCTCTCTCAATCTTGACTTGCTGTTGAATGCCACGAAGTAAATCTGGTACTGAGTTAGCATCATACAATCTTTTACTATCCTCTGAAAAACGTGTAACAACTACTGGGTAGTCTTCGTATCCATTAAGTAACTGAAATTTAGCGTAACCTTGTACTGAATCTTCTCCTGTGTACTCTCTGTGGAATATAGTTTCATAAATACCTTCGGCACCGTCTTCTTTGTCAACTAAGCGCTGGAAGCAATGAACGATCTCAATCAGCTCTTCTGCTTCATAAACATCTTCCATTTGTGCTACACTGCGTCTGCCTTCTTGTTCTCTTTCTACAGAATCAAGAGCTACACCCTTGTAGTTCTCAATTACGTACTGAACAAAGTCTTCATCCCAGTCATCTGTTACTACCTTATTCTCTAATTCTTGTGCAGTATAGTAAGTGCGCCAGAAACAATAAGGTGAACGCTGTGGATCAGTAACATAACTAGGAAATAAGAAATCACCATCTGGTGCCAATGTTTTAATATTAGGTGCATCTATCTGCCTACGGATAACGGGTAATTCCGCAAAACCTGTTTTACGTAAGCTCTTGATTGCTTTCTTAGCTCTCTTGGTTGTTACTCCGTCAAAGGCTTGCTGGAAGCTACCTATTACAGATTCTTCTTGGGCTTCATTTAAAATCATTTCGGCAGTCTCTGGTGAGATCTGACCAATCTGCTCTAGGTTTAATTTTTGTAAAAATCTACGATCTTCTCTATTCCATCCTACATATGTAATAAGTACACCTCGTTCAAGTAAGTAATTAGCACCGAGTTCCATTTCTTGTTTAAATCGCGGAATGTAACCAGATGTAGTCATCCATTTTAAGAAACTAGAAACTACCTTACTTCTTTCAATGTCTCCGCTCTCTACTGGGAACGCTCTAACGTTGGCCCTGTTCAGAGATGACATAAATAAAGATACTAAACGAGTGATTCGTTCATCAATAGTGTGCGCTTCCATATCGGACGCGCCCTCCCAAGGAAATGCATCGGCTCCGTGCTTGCGCAAGTCTTGACTCTTGCCAGGCCAATAGTTACGTCTGTCGTCGTAATTATTTCTGCACTGATCAAAATAGGACTCTAATTCCTGTGTAGTCTGTTCATACGCTCTGTTAAGAGCTGTAATGTTAGGTTCCTTGCTGACGTAAGTCAAGGACTGAAAATCATTAGCTTTCTGCATTTATTGTGTTTCTCGCGGATTTTATTATTTCATATACGAAACCTTTATGAACACCAATTCTATCACACAAATCTTGTGGTAACAATTCTTCGTGCATTCTATATGTTAATGCACGAGTGAGCATTTCCCAAGCGAGCAATCTGTCTACTTGTTCTAGTATCCAATGCGGATCCAAAGTAGGATCATCGTATTCTTTTCGGAGCGTGTCTGTATGACACGCCTTTATTATCTTGGATGGCTTCAATATCTATTTGTTTTCCTATGAGTTTATCCTTGAAGTGCTTTGATATTACTACAGGCACTTTCTTTCCTATCTCTTTTATGTGCGCATATACATAGTGCGGATTAGGCGCACCGTGCATTACATTACCTTTAAGGTACTTTGGTATTAGCTCTGGTACATCAAAAGACTCAACAAGTATATCTTGTCCGTCCTCATGCACCCAAGTATTCTTCCCTTTACCAGTAAGGTAATCTTCGGGTAACTTGTCTTTTGCTAATTCCATAGCTTCCTCAAACGATACATCGTTATCCTCTGCTAATTTTGTTAATTTTACTTTTGGCATTAATATCCTCCTGTTGATTTTAGACTACTTTGAAAATCCCATTTGTCAATGTGCATAGGCCCATCTCCGCTCGCGGACATACGCAAGTATCGGATTACGTCAAAGAAGTCCTTCAAGGGTTCGTCTTGTTTGCCCTTGCTATTGTAATTAATTAAACTATCTATGAGATTCCCGCAGTCCTTGTGAATATAGCACATAGGTCTGTTAGCCATATCTATTTCTGCGTTGGGATTGTATGCAAACCATTCGTCAAGGGCATTGATACCCAGCTCTTCATTTCTGCCATCAGAAGGGACAAAGTGCATATCATAATCAGCAAACACAGTAAATAAATCGTCGTTGTTTTCATTTTCCTTTGCAAAGAATCTAGAGTCTCCTATTCGTTCAAAAACTTCTATACCAAGATCGTCTTCTATTTCCTGGAATAATTCTACGTAACCAGCAACATCTAGGCCAATCTTCTTCGCGGCTGGGCCATATTTCCATTTAGGATCCCCGAACTCTGCCCACTCTCCGTAAGTTTGCCTGTCTGGCCACTCTCTACGTATATATACTTCTCCATCTTCGTTTACTCCTGCCCAGATTGCTACATAGTTTCTGGCTCCAGCTGGGTCAACTACTTGGTAGCAAGTAAATGCACTAGAACTAATATCTGGGAAATGCATATTATATCTGTTCTTTTCGTCAGATAGTACATTCACCTCAGAATTAAACATAGGCACCAAGGAAGTCATACTCTTTACAGGTATACCGTAAGCACGAACCAATATCTCCTCTTCGGGTCTATTCCGCAAATCCTTAGCTATACGACTGTAACCACCAAACGGATTCTCATCAGAATGCAAATATACTATAGAAGCATCGCGATCTGGGCTGTACTGCTTTACTGGTACTTCCCTATCTAGCAATTCCGCGTTCTTAGTCTGCAATGTCTCGGCTCCCTTGATGTACTCTGCCACGAATGGTGTGTACCCATCAATAGGTGTAAATCCTATAAGCATCTTAGAGTTTCTGGTAGCTAGACGGAAACGCAAGGTATTTACCAATGCAGCGTCACCCAAGTATTCGTCCAGCCAAGCACCTATGTTATTACCACCATGCTTCTTGAAACCGAACTCAAAACCCTCCAATATAGTCTGATTATTGCTGTACTGCGTATAAGTCTTAAAATCTACTCTAGTTCGCGTATCTGGGAAAATAAAGCTACTACCAGTAAAACCATTCTGCATAGAGAAATTAATATATCCCTCTGTACTCTTGGTCTTTCTTCTGAACTCCTTGGGCATCATCTCCCAGATTGCAGCCTGCTGTACCTTGATACTAGTATCCGCGTTCTGGCTAAAGCATACTATATGACCATCATTGTTCTGCATAACAGCCTCCATAAGCATTTTTGCACAACCTGTAGTCTTTCCAGATCTATTACCACCTAGAACCAGCACTTCATTGTACTCATCTAAACCCTCTCTTACCCTCTGCCAGCCCTCTAAATCAAAGCCATGTCTGATCGGATCCTCCTCGGCTGCCTGGATTCTACCCTCGTGCGCCTCAAAAAGCTGTCTAAGAAGTCTAGGATCTTCATCTGCAAGCATGACGATCTCCTCGTCAGTAGGTGCAGACAGTATAGGATGCTGCGTAAATTTAAGCTCCATACTCTTCTTCGTCTTCTTCCGCGGATTCCTCTTCCCAAATTATATCCAGCATATCTAGCTTTCCATTCATATCTAGACTAGCCTCCTGTATGAGCATCTTGCCTACCCTGTAATTAGAGTAATCGTAGAATAAATCCCCCTCGTCATCCATAACTATAAACATATAGTTAGGGAAATGCTCGCCTAAGTTTCCGCGAACACGATCAAATAAATCGTCATGATCCTCAGTTATCGCCATCTACTTCTATTATATCCTCCGTTTTTAATGCCTGTATTCTTTCTCTAGCTGCCTTGATGGTATCCTCGTAATCCTCTTGACTAATAACCTTGCGCTCCTCCTTGATCTGCGAGGCCTCACCTCTCGCGGTCAATGCCTCCCTACTAGCATTAGCCTTTGCTATTGAAAGCTCCTTAAGATCGCGGAAGGTTACCTCCATCTCTGGGTCATTCTCCAGCCTGTCACGTACCTTCTCTACCAAATCCTCCTCCAGAGAACTTAACTGCAAATAACTCCTGGCCGCGAGCTTACCTCCCAAATCCTTGAACTTACCTAAGTGATCCGCATAATCCGTGAGTATACCTATGACTGTCTGCCTGTGAAAACCATACTTCTTTACTATTTGCGTCTGACTCTTGCCTACGCTAAATAAATACAGTATAGTTGCTACCCTGTCTGGGTCGTACCTAGACAAGCACTTTATCTTATCAAACTTCTCGTCAGCAGCAAACTCCTGGACTTGCTCCTTGATTTTTATTAATAATTCTTCTTTGGGACTAGACATATATAAATCTTATGCTATAATGCACAGGATTAAAACACATTATAGTCCATTTGCAAGCCCCAAGGGTGAAAACGGTAAAATTGGCAATCGCCAAGAACGACATTAAACTTCAAAGAGAGTCTCCCAAGATTAAACACCTTCCGAGATTATAGGTTACTTTCCCCGAAATAGCATGAAGGAAAGGTAAAAAGATAAGCCATTGACCTATGAGTAAACTATTCGCACTACCTAGCTCGCAATAAAGTCAATGACCCCGCAATGGCGAAGCTGTGTCCGCATATGTTATAATAACCCGCATGGCAGAATCAGAAGCAACCAGAAAACGTAAGGATTATATTTACCATTCTTCCCCTTTACAAAAAAAACGGAGAGCAGCGCGCAATAAGGCCCGCAGAAAGGCTGCTCGGCTGTATGGCAAGAAAGCCATCAAAGGTAAAGACATTGATCATAAGGACGGTAACCCTACTAATAACTCCAACGGAAACCTTAGAGTTATGTCCAAAAAGAAAAACCGCGGCCGTAACAATGGCTCAAAAGGTTTAGGTCGCAAATAAGCCCATTGAGTAGGAAATTTTTTTAGACCCTGGTATATATATATGTATCTGACGGTACGACGGAGCGCTGACCCCCTCCCCCCCGTCGGTGATGATAGCCAACTGCAAGCTACGTTACTCGCTACGCTCAGACATACCACACTAAAGCTGTGGTTACTCGCTTCGCAGTAACTTCGCTAGCCGTTGGCTCAAGGGGTCTCAAAAAAAACACGGGATATTGAAAATAATTGTTGACTTTGCTAGGTATATAAATCAGTATTCAATCATAGCAATTAAGCTATAACTAATAATACTAAAATACTATGGCAGACATTAAAAATCAAATCTCAAACAATATCGCAATCTCAAAAGGTGTTGAATTGATCCTAAGAAAACGCATTACTGAATGTGTAAACTACATAAGCTACGGCAGCCAACCTGCAATTACTAGCTTAGACGACATCAACGAACATTGTTCGGATAGAGATAAGCTTGTAGAAATCTATAACTTATCTAAAGCGATAGATGTTATGCAAGCAAATCACAAAGCTAGAGTTCGTGAATTAAACGAAAGCGACGAAGATTAATTAACTACGGGTGGCATCTTAGGATGTCACCCATAATTACTAAATACTATGACTGAACCAATATCAATAATGAATCCCGACAGGGAAACAATGCAGAAAAGATTCCTAATCGTTGGAATGCTATCCGAACTAGGTAAATACGGTATGCGTATGACTCGCAACATAAACCCATTTACTTTTGCAAAACAGTTTTATAAACTAACAAGAAGAACCAAGTATGACAAGTTTATACAATACATAGACTTCTTGTTTCAAGACAACTTAATAACTGCTGATCAATTAAAAGATTACGCAGAGAAAGCCAAGAGGCGAATGCAAGATTAGTTATAGCAAGGGTGGTCAGAAATGATCACCCTTTTTTTTTGTGCCTGTTTTTCTCTATGATAGCCCGATGTGCAACACGGGGGGATTAACCTGGGTGATGATAGCCAAGACTGCCCTCGCTTCGCTCTGCCTTTCCCCATTGCCCCAAGCTATCATCGGGGTCAGACCCGTGTCAAGCTTTTATTTACTTTTTTTACATTTTTTTTGCTAATAGTTTGCATTAGTCTAGCTGATTTAGATTTACTTATGGTTTATATTAGTAAATAGTTATAAGTTGGACTTATTATATGAATTAATTATACTTTTTCAGTCAAAAAGATATATCTTTAGAGAGTCAAAAAAGATTCATTTATAGCATTATTTACTTGCAAACGCTTGACAATCAATGCTTAATAAGCTCATGACAAACTTAAATACTACTAAAAAGAAATTGAGTGAAATTTCTAATAAA